CCCGACCTCAATCCGATTCCACGGGAAGGTCAGCTTCATCGATCTCGAACCGTTCCTTGGGGATGCTGATGTGCATGACGTTCACCCGTAGCGATGGCCCGTCTGTGTGCGCCAGCATGTCCTTCTTGATGTTGAACCGCACCGCAAACCCGTCCTTCTTGAGCAGCATCAACTGGCGCTGGAAGTCCGCGTAGCCGAAGCTCATCGATGCGCAGTGCTGCTTGAGTATCTGCTCCTCCACGAAGTACTCGACGTAGGCGGCGCTGCGTGCGCCGTGCTCAATGCGGCCCATGACGGTGTTGCGCGTGCTGGACTTGCCGGTGATATCGCGGCCCATCTCTGCGAGGATTTTGTTGTGGTCATCACGGCGCACCACGACGAACTTGCCGTAGAACTCCCGGGTGAATGTGTTGAGCACATCCTCAGCGCTGCGTGATGCGTTCTTGTGAGCCTTGCGGGCTTTCTCAACCAACTCCAGCAACGCGGCGATCAGCGGCTTGATGGGCAGGTCCATGATGCCTGAGTACGCAGAGCCCAGCAGCACCGCTGCGGCGATGGTCGAGGTGCAGGCGGCGTGCCAGTAGCGCTCCTCATCCACGAAGCCCATCTCCTTGCGCAGCTCATCGTGCACACGCATCCAGACCTTCTTGGCTGTCTCTTGGTTCTGCACCAGCCAGCGCACCCACGTCTCGCCCGCCACGCCATAGTTACGGCGAAGCTCCTTCAAGGTCAGGCGCTCGCGCTCAGTGAACTCCAGCTCTTTGGTTGGCGTCCACTCAAGCATACGCATCATCTCGCCTCGCGATGAGTGCTTGCGGGCCCCGGTCAGCACGTCGGTCATGTGCGTGTTGGATGTCAGCGTGCAGGTCAGCGCCCACGTGCTGTTGTTGACGCGCTCCTTGTTGGTGCCGGATTCCATCCGCTCCTTGCCCTGCCCCTCGGAGATGTCGAAGATGAACGCTGGGGCCCACTCCTCGTCGTTGCGCGTCTTGCTTGTGATCTCGTCGATCAGCAGCGGCATGCTGTTGAGCAGGCCAGCGCGTTGCTGCATGGCTACCGGGGATGTGCCCTTACCTGTGCGGTACCGTATAGGGTGCCCCCAGACGCCTGCCTTCAAGCTGAGCGTGAGCGACTTGCCGGTGCCTGAGCCCGTGGAGCCGATGTGCCAGACGAAGCCCTCGTACTCGGAGAAGTTCATCAACGTGGAGCCGAAGCTGTCCACGCACATCGCCAGCATGGTGTACATCTCCTTGTCGAGCAGCATCTGCCACGGCTTGCGCCAGCCCTCGATGGTGCCCTTGCTCACAGTGGCGCGGTTGATGTTCTCCAGCCCGGGCATGGGCACGGCGACCTCAGTACCATCGCGACGGAACACGCGGTTGTTGTACACGAAAGACCGGTCCTTCTGCCAGCCGAACTGAATCGGAACGTCCACCGCCTTGCGGGCCAGCGCTGAATCCTCGATGCAGGCCCTGACGTAATTGAATAAATAGTTGTCCATAACAGCACCTCTCGCTGCATAAATGTTGTGTGATGCGAGACACTTGAGCATCTCGTCCCTCGACACCGCCGCCTTGCTGGGCATGATGACGGGCGTGTACTCAGTGACCTTTGCGCTGTCTGCCATGCCGATCTGCTTGATCGCCATCAGGTGTGCATAATGTTCTTTCTCCTCCATGCGCAGCATGTCCACCACAAACAGATCGTAGGGCAGCACCGCCGCCTGTGTCTTGATCTCCACGCCTGTGGCGTCTTTCTCCTTGATGTCCACGAACACACCGCCGTGTTCGCCGTAGCTGAAGTTGCGTGGCGGGGTTGGGCGCATCGCTTTCCGAGTGCGGACGTTCTCAGGTGTGGACAGCTCGTCGGACTCCTCGGTGAACTTGTCCTCCAGATAGTCAACGCTCTCGTCCTCGACAGCGGCAACGCCTGCCTGCAGCGGTATCTCGATCTCCTTGGCACGGTTGTCTGTCTTGACCTCGCGCCCCAGCGCCAGCGCGTTGGTGATCTGCCCCCAGTGCGGGCACTTGGTGCACACGCCCGGGTTCTCGCTGTCCATCTTGACGCACGGGTATGGCCCCTTGATCTCAGCGAGCTTCTGGTGCATGCGCTCAGCCGGATACGGGTGCAGCTCCGAGAGCTTGTGGGCGTACTCGACACCGTCATCGCAGACTTTGGCCCATGACAGCAGCCCGCGCCACAGCGGCTCCATGCCGTCCTGCTCGGCGTTGTTCATGTAGAACTCCAGCTGCCCGCAGCCTAGGCTTTTCTCTGACTTGATCCAGATGGGCTCGAACCGAGTTGCACTATTTTTAAGCAGTGCCTCGGCTGCAGCCGAGCGCTTGGTGTTGGCTTTGCTGGGCCGTGTGCCTGCAAGAGTGACACTGGTCGCCACGAACGCATTGCTCGCCGGAGCATACGCCTCAGTCAGCAGCCCACGAACGGTAGCCCCGAAGTGCTTGATGTCGATGGGGCCCGAGCCCTGCACCATGAACTTGACTGGGCGCGGCTCGACGTACTTGGCTTTGAAGTTGAACGTGCTGGGTATGCGCAGAACACGGGCGGCGTCAGCGGTCACCGTGTGGTCAATGTTCAGCCCCTCCTGCTTGCACAGGCGCTTGAAGTTCTCCGCTATGGGCTTCCATGTCGCGATGTCTACCTCTTGCGTCAGAGGCCAGTAGCAGTGCAGCCCACCACCGGAGCTGACTATGTGGGGCGTGCCGAAGGCATCGAGCCCCGTCTTTTCTAGGAAGGATGCCAGCGCCATCGCCGCGTCCTTCTTGGACGCATAACCGTCCATGTCAATGAACAGCGCCTTGATGTACGCGGCGTTGTCGGCTTTGCGTTTGCCGTCCGTCGAGAAACTCGACAGCGCGAAGTAGATGTCCCGTTTGCGCTCAAGCCAGCGCTTGATCGAGGGCTTCATCTCCGCGATGCTTTGCACGAATACGTGCTCTTTTTTTGATGAGCTTAGCTCTGCCACACAGTACCAGCCGTGACCAGCCGTCGGCAGAACATCCGCTAGGAACTCAAGCGGTTTCATGGAGTTCCCCAGCTTACTTGTTGTCGTCGAGCGTTTGTTCGAGGCGTTTGATCAACTCCTCCACCCAGTTGGGCGGCAGCTTGTCCGGGCCCATCAGCCATGCGTAGTGCACCAGCTCTGCTGTGGTGAGATTGCGAAAGTCTATTCCTGACATATTTTTCCCCATGCTTCCTCAGCCGTCTTCGACGACTTCATGCAGCTAATGACACGCGTCACCGCAGGGCGGTACGCGACAAATACTTCTCCACCCTTCATCCAGTTGTACACGGATTGGCGGGTGGCACCTATGGCTGTCGCGATCTTGGCGACTGGCAAGTCAAGCTGAATAGCCCACAGCCCGAGCACATTGCCGAGCGTGGGCGGAGCGTCCTTGACCTTCTGTATGAATTCTGCGTGGTACATACGGTAAGAGGGGCCGAAGCCCCCTGCCCTTATTCGTCGTCCCAGTCGCTGACCATAGAGGCCAGATCGCCCTTGGCGGGGGCGGCAGGCTTCTTCGGCTCTTCCTTGCGCACGACGGGCTCTTCCGGCTCTTCCTCCACCACCGGGGCGGGCTTGGCCTTGGGCGCTGCCTTGGCCTTGGGAGGAGGGGGCGGTGCCTCTTCCTCTTCTTCCTCAACTACCGGGGCAGGTGCGGGCTTGGCCTTCGCAGGCGGCTTGCCGCCCAGTTCTGCGGGCGCAGACACTGCGTTGTCCATCTTCGCCACGGTCATCGTGACGGCCTTCACGGCGTCATCCGATGCGGCCTGCTCTTCGATGGTCTCGTACTCAGCGTCGGTCAGCCAGCGCTGCGCCTTGAAGAACAGCTTGGGGCTCTCGGACTTGGTGTCGAAGCGCATGCGGGTCACAACCGTCTCGGGGTTGATGTTCTGCGCAACCAGCCAGCGAGCGTACTCCTGCAGCGGGCGGTTGTCCCCGTCGGCCTTGCCGAAGATAGATGTGGCAGGCAGAGCGAGTTGCATGACGTTGCCGCCCATGTCGTTCTCCAGCACCACAGCCAGACGCTGCTGATAGCGGCAGGCACGGCTCTGGCCTTGCCCGGAGCCCGCGATATTCTTGGGACACTCAGAGCAGCGGGAGGCTTGCTTGTTGGCTGCGTCAGGGCTGGGCTTGTCGCCATCAGCAGACCAGCAGTCCGGGCCAGACACCGAGTCCGGATCGTAGCTCTTGGCGTAGAACACACGCGCCACCTTGGCAGCAGCCTTGACCAGCACCACGTCCAGATGACGGTCGTCGATCGCCGTGACTTCCTTGCCGTTGTTCATCAGGCGGAACACCCCGCCTTTGATGCTGATACGCATGCCACCCGAGCCGCCACCGGCAAGGGCTTTCGCCATTTCAGACAGCTCACCTTTGCGAGCGAAGGCCGGTACTTGACCGGGATTAAAAAGGGCAATGTTACTCATACTGATTTCCTTGATTACTTGGTTGGGCGGCGAACGGACACACTGTACTCGCTGTTGCTGTTCAGTCCGGGCGGTACAAGGGTGGGGTTATCCCGAAGGAAGCTCGCCATGTTGGTCTGCGCAATGCGCTTCTCCAGCAGGTCGAGCGCATCATTCTCTTTCATGAACTCCTTGAACGCGTCCCAGTCTTGGGTCGAGTAGCGGACTTTCGTGGAGAGGATGACGGTTCCCTCGGCGGTATTTACTGACTTGACGCCCAGCGACAACATCTGGTCTTTCAGCGCGTTCTTCACAACGTCCTGTTGTGCCTTCAGCGCTTCGACCTCCGTCTCGTAGGCGGCAGTCAGCTCTTGAATCCGGGTCTGCATCTTACGATACACCCGGGCCAGCTTGTCCATAGGGACGCTGGCATTTTCTGCTTCACTCATTATTTTCTCCTGTTTCCTTGAGTAGGTTTGTTAAACCTTTGACAATCATAACGTCAATCATGCTGCATGCAAAGCTCCTTTCAATTATTTTTTACTTCACTGTCGAACATACCGACAAGCAGTGCGTGGTCAGTCACCTTGCTTGCCATTGCCTTGAACATCCGCACCTCGATCGGGCTGCTCTGGATATGAATCACAGTCACCTTGTCTGCATTCTGCCCCTTACGGTCAGCTCGCGCAATACACTGCAGGTACATCTCAACACTCATCAACGGCCCGTAGAACACAACAGTGTTGGCTGCAGTCAACGTGATACCGTGCGCTGTAGCCTGCGGCTGCATGACCAGCACGCGGATGTTGTTCGTGTTCTGGAAGTCGTTGATGATCTGCCCGCGCCGGGTAGCGTTCACGTCGCCGTGTATCTGCGCGTTGGGCACGCCCTGCTTGGTCAGGTATGTGGAGATGGTGTCTATGCTAGACCGAAACATGGCGAAGATAATGACCTTCCGGTCAGTTTCCTCGATGGCCTCCATCAGCACTTTGAGACGCGGTGACGCATCGAACTCGACCGTCTCCTTGTCGTCTGTGTACGCTGCGCCGCAGCTGATCTGCAGCAGCTTGCTGACTGCCACGCCCGCATTGACTGCAGAGATTGTCTCGCCCGCTGTCTGGAACAGCATCTGTTCCTTGAGCAGTTTGTAGTACTTGGTCTGCTGCGGAGAGAGCGGCACCTCCCGGGTCACGGTGACCACGGGCGGCAAGTCCAGACACTGCTCCTTCGTGAAGCGGATCGCGGGCTGCAGCGCTTCGTGCACCAACTGCTTGGCCTCTGGCTTCGGGGCCCACTTGAACTGCGTGATCTTGTTCATCACCCGGTCACGCCACGCTGAGGCGAACTTCGGCACACCCGAGGGGTTGACCAGCTTGGCAAGACCGTACGCGTCCACAGGCGACTGCGAAGCAGGCGTGCCCGTCATCATCCACAGATAGGTGTGCGGCTGAATGATTGAGGCCAGCGACTTCCAGCGCTGCGTGCTCGGGTTCTTGTAGGCGTTGGCCTCATCGACGATGACCAGATCGAAGCGCCCGTCTGCACGGACTTCGTTGGCTATCAGGTTCAGCCCCTCGTAGTTGGCGATCACCAACTCGTAGTCACCTTGAACAAGCTCGACGCGGCGCATGGCGCTGCTGTGGTGGGCTACCACCGCGCTGCGGTGCATCACGCTGTTGTTGATGTCCCCCATCCATGCGCTGTGCATGATCGAGAGAGGGCACAGGATGAGCACCCGCCGCACGTCTCCGCGCTTCATCAGGTAGTCCGCCGCCCACAGAGCGCTCAGCGTCTTGCCAGTACCGGGCTCGTTGAAACAGAACGCACGCCTGTGCAGCGTGAGGAATGCCGCCGTCTCGATCTGGTGCGCCATCGGGATGTAGCGCCCGGGCCAGTTGTACTTGCGGGTGATGGGGGACGGAGCCGAGCGCACACCCAGATTCCTGAGCACGCGCATCTCGTCGAGCCCCCAGTAGACCGCCACTGTGTAGCCGCCGTTGTCGTGCTCTTCAACGATACGGCTCTTGGGTATGACGGTGTACTTGCCGGGGTTGCGTGTGCGTATGAGCACCGCCTTGTTGTCAACGATCTCCATTACTTGCCGTTGTCCGCCTGATTGGCGCTGCGTGAGCGCAGCCGCGTGTTGCCCGGGGTGCTCTTGCCACCACTGCGCAGCGGCTTGATGTGGTCGATGTCCATGCCCGTGCGATCGACGCCTTCCTTGTCGTATTCCCTGCGGGCACGCTGGCGCTCGATTTGGTCAGCGGTCTCGCCGGACTTCTTCTGCAGTTTGTATGCGTGCTTGTAGTCGCGCTTGCCGTTCGTCTGAGTCATGGATTTCTCCTAGTGCTTGGGGTTGAACTCGCACCCGGTTACCTGACACCACTTGCACAGCGGCGTCTGTGTCGGGTTCCATACGTTGTTGCTGAAGCTGGCCTCCAGCTTAGCCAAGCGCTCGCGGTACTTCCACCACGCTGCCTCGGCTTGCTCTCGCTGCATCTGCATCTTGACCATGTCGTTCTTGACGATGAACAGCAGAGCGCTGTTGACCTTGCGGATGTGTGGGAAGTGCACGAACACCATGAGAGACATCAACACCAGCTGATCCCTGTCGGGGTACTTGTTGTTGCCTGTCTTCCAGTCGCCCACCCATGCGGTCAGGTTCTCGTCGTCAACGATGAGGATGTCAGCGATGCCCCGCACCCACACCTGTGGGTGATCCCACTTGCACGGCTGCAGGTACTTGGTCAGCGCCATCTCGTACTCGGCCAGCTTGCGCCCGGGCTTCTGCAGCATGGCGTCCACCACCGGCTGGAACTGCGCGTACTGTGGCGGGATCGGCTTGCTGTCCCGAATGTAGTGCTCGATGGCTTCGTGCACCTGAGTGCCGTAGCGTGTGGCTTCGGTCTCTTGGAACGGGTACTTCTTGAGCACCTTCACCTCGTGGTAGCGCCGAGCGCACCCCTCGTAATCCTTGAGTGAGCTGTGGCTCCACTTGACGTTGTGCTCAGCCATGTTAGAACTTTGCGCTCTTGATGGCACCATCGAGCTTGTTAGCAAACTCAGTAACAAACGTCTCGTTGCTGCAAAGGTCATTGTTCATCTCGTGAAGGATGGCATGCGTAAGCTCGTGCCAGAAAGTTTGATAGGCCCGCTCGGGTGTGCGCTCGAAAATCTCGATGGCACGGGTGCCCAAGTAGATGCGGCCATACAGACCCTTCTTGGCTGGACGCTTGTGAATCCAGTACTTGTTTTTGCCGACCTTCACGGTCTTGGGTATCTCATACATAGTTGCTCCTGATCATTTCTTTGCCAAACCATAACGACGGTGAAAGCCACCGTCAGCCGCCAGAGGAATCCCCGGCATGTAACTCGGCTCAAGCGTCATCTGCTCAAGCACCCACGGAAGAGCTTCTTCCGCTTCTCTCTCCGGCGCAATGACGATCTGCTCGTCATGCACCGTGCCTGCCACAGGATAGCGTTTCGCTGTCCTGAGCATTCCATCTGTCATCACGATACGCGCTGTACCCTGAGTGACATTGTTCGTAATCTTTCCTGCGTAGAGCTTGGTAGCGTCTGGCCCGTATACCCACTGGCTCCTACCACTCTCTTTATCCTTCTGCTGACGGAGGTTAGGATACAGCAAACTCATGCCGTTGGGAAGAACTATTTCCTCCTTCCTGAACAGCAAGCACTTGTGCTTGTACTCCTCGCCATCTGCCAGCGATCTCTGGATCAGATTCTGACACAGTTCCCAGAAGCCCACAACGGGGTGCGCCGTGGCCCGGTAGATGTCGATGATCTTCTTGGCTGCAACGCAGTGGATGAGCAGCTCCTGCTTCGTGCAGGTGTGGGGAATCTCCGCCATCTTGATGATGTTGTCCTCCCAGTCAAGGAAGCGCTCGACATAGTCCCCCGTCACGCCCAGCTTCTTGGCGAACTCCTTGGAGTAGCGCACGGGCGGAGCCCCGAGGAAGCCCACCAGCAGCTGCGCTGCGAAGCTCGCCCATCCGAGTCCGTATCCCGCACCTAACAGCGCAGACTTGGCCGATTGACGCAGGTCAGGGTGGCTGTCCTTGGTCATGCCCGGGATGTTGAACATCTGCGAACCGAACATCGCATACGGGTCACCCTTGGCCCTGAAGATGTCGAGCATGTCGGTGTAGTCAGCCAGCCATGCCAGCACACGCGGCTCGATCTGGGACAGGTCACCCACCACGCACACGTGTTCCTTCGGTGCCATGATCGCCTTGCGCAGGAAACTCCCGCGCTTGAGGTTCTGCATGTTGATCGCACTGCCCTTGCTCGCAGTCCAGCGCCCCGTGGCTGCGCCGTAGTAGCTCAGTGGTACAGGCAGCAGGCCGCGCTCTGCGATATCCAGAAAGCGTTGCGCCCGTGTGCGCTCAGTGGTGGACTTGACTTTGAGCCGCGCCTCGCATAGCTGGCGCACGTCCTCGTTGTCGCCGTTGAGCATGGCCTGAAACATCGCGTCGGTCTTGGCGAACGCATAGTTCTCACCCACTGGGTTGGGCGTCTTGACCGTGGGCTTTTTCTTCTTGGTCGGGGGCTCGACACCGAT